GTGCTGAAAGACCTGAACGTGCTGAAAGACCTGAACGTGCTGAAAGACCTGAACGTGCTGAAAGACCTGAACGTGCTGAAAGACCTGAACGTGCTGAAAGACCTGAACGTGCTGAAAGACGTTAATTAATACTAAATTTAAAAATAACTAAATATAATTATTTTTAAATGATAATAGTCACTTGAATGGTATAAATAATTAGAATAAGTAGTAAATTAGGTTCTTTAGCTTCATTTAATGAGCAAAAACAAAGATGTTACTGATGAATATAGTTGGTTGCATAATGTTAAATGCATTACCTCCACCTGTACTATTAACAGTAATTCCAGTTGTTGAGGTTCCAGTTGTTGCACCTAAATCTGTATTATCAGCTGCGTCAGCTTGAGTTGTTACTGTATGAACTCCTTGATCATTTGTATTATTCGTGTAACTGTGATCATGTCCAGGATCAGTTATTGTGTGTGCGTGACTTGGCATTTGAGCAATTGTCATTGTATGTGTTTCAGCACCAACTAACGCACCTAATGATCTAGATGTTAACCCAGTACCAGCACCAATTGTACCTAACACTCTACCTCTACAATCTGGTAATTTAAATGTTAAACTATCATCATTTCCAAAAGATGTACCTATGACTTCGAATAAGTTTGCATATGTCACTCTATTTAAACTTCTACCATCACATTTTAACCAACCATTGTGATCAGATGATTGTACTGAATATTTCAAATCACCAGCATAACTAGGTTTTACAGGATGAAAATTAGAATCAGCTAAATTATGTGTACCATCATTTAAATGTAATGTACTATACTTATATCCTAATCTTTTTGATTTTGACATTATTGTGGTATATATTGGTATATATAATACCACAATAAAATTAATTTACAAATAACATAACACATTTATAACTTCCTTATTTTAAAAAGAAACATTTTTACTACAATACAGCAAATAGTAATTGACTTGCAACTAATAATCCAGTAGGTAACCAGATAGATAATAGAGTCTTGTCACCAGAATTCTTTTTTATAGATTCAATTAAATTGCTTGAAATATCTTTTACAATATTAAAACAATCATCATCAGTCATAAAACCACATAAATCACTATGTTCAGATCTTACTTTATTACATAAACCATCACTACCTGATAAAATTAATCTACATGTTGTAGTATCATCACTGTGTACTCCATTGTCATCACTTCCATTGTTATGATGTTCTCTATGTACTCCGTTGTCATCAGTTCCATTGATGTGATTTCCGTTGTCATCAGTTCCATTGATGTGATTTCCTTTGTCATCAGTTCCGTTAATGTGATTTCCTTTGTCATCAATTGCACCATGAATGAGATTACCATTATCATCTAATGGATTAATATTATTACCGTTATCATCTGTTACACTGTTTTGATTACCATGTAATTGATTTTTACAATTATCATCCAGGATTAATTTATTTAATTGAATTTGTTCAAGAGCTCTTGAAGTTACTACATCAACACAACTTAAATCATTCGATGCAAAACACATACCAAAACTCAATACACTTGATAAAAGAATGTAAGAAAAGAACTTCGTATTTGTTTTCATATTTGTTTTCATCTTTGTGATTACTTTTTATATTAAAAAATAAACTTATTTTAAACGATACTTACTGCTATTAATATAAACAATTAGTTAATTAGTTATATTAATGTTAGTAAAAAATTCAAAATTCAATTTGTTAATTAGTTAATTTACAAGATACACTTTTTTTGAGGATTGATTGGCATTGTACATAATTTATTTATACACATCTCACCATCTGTAAAAATACCATTTGTATCACATAAAGTACCATCTGCTGCAAGCATACAACCTACATTTTGACCTAATAAATCAAACCCTTCTACAATAGGAGTACATTTACCTGAAATACATACTGAATGAAAAATAGATCCAGGTGTTGTGCAATCCAATCCATTGATACTATTTGTAATTTGAACAGGTTTCTTTGTAATATCGTATGTTTTACATTTTGGCAGCGGTGTTTTAGGAACTTTTAACGCTGTATTACACACACCATAATAACACACACCTGGTTTTCCATATTTGTTTTTACATGCTCCAAAATTTTCATATTGACATCCCATCAAAGGATTACAGACTGTACATTGAGGGCAAACAGTACATTCGGAACCTCCTCCCTTTGCATTTGACATACTAGCAAATGTTAATGTGTACAACAAAATCAATGAATAAAACATTTTTGGCGATTGTTAATTAGTTACTTAGTTACTTAGTTAATTAGTTAACTTTATTAACTAATTAATTAATTTCAATTTGTTTTTTAACTACGATTTGTTTTAACTACAATTTGTTTTTTAACTACAACTTCTTTTTTAATTTCTTTTAACTTGAATTATAACAGCTACACTTGGTACTTTTGTTTCTTTGTTAATAGCAAATAAATGATAATATCCACTAATTGTAAATGGTAATGACGATTGAGATATTGATACTAATACTTTGTTTTTTGTTGAATTAGGTGTAGCATTAGGTATCGTATTAGGTATCGCATTTGATACCAACGGAATACGTAATTGATCATTGTTAACTGAATGTGTTACAGAACTTAATCTAATTAATTCAAAAGAACATCCAGTAGCACCATTTACACCACATGAATTTACATCCATTGTTATTTCGAATACTTTACAATGTTGATATGATAAATCCATATTACTACATTTTTTCTTACCAAAATTCGTAGCAGAAATAATTTTAGGTCGTTTTGTTTCTGCAATTCCTTTAAGATAAGGTGGAGTAAAGATTTCACCATTAAAACGTGTAGGACATCCATCTGTAGGTGTTTCACACGCACCTGAACCACTACCTGCTAATAAAACACGACCATCTTTAAGTAATAATGCTACAGAATGATAATTTCTAGCATATTTAACAGTAGAATTTATTACTGTGAATTTATTAGTTAATGGATCATACATTTCTGGCTGAAGAACACTGTACATGTCTGACCATTTTGCAAGTTGTGTTTGTCCACCCATAACCAAAACATTCCCACCAGGAAGAATAACCGCGTTATGTGTAGTTCTTCTAAAAGATCTAGTAATAGGTCCAGTTATTTTGTGAATACCATTGTTAACCATCGGATTTATATCAATAACATACGCATCCTTAGATCCAGGAACATCTCCATCTTGATAAATACAACCACTTAAAGTTAAAATTTTACCTGGTGCAAATTGTACAGCAATTCCTTGTATTCCCATATTATCATTTCCTCTTTTCCCTACGAATTTCATTGTACCATAATTCACGTCAATTAAATGCATATTCGGTGTAGGTCCTGCTTTAAATACATAGTTACGATTGTTGTTACCTTTAAATGCAAATAACCACATATGATTTTGATTTGATTGATCTGCATTTGGACTTTCTACTGTACCAGCAATACTACCACTGACATTTACAAGTGGTTCCCATACGTATGAACCATTTCTATTTAAAGTCATGATTTCACCATAAAAATTTATACCATTGTAAAGACCTTCACCCCATTCACCACCAAGTGTAAATACACGATTATCTGTTGTAACACAGTTTGCATTATAACCTCTTGGTCTATTCATAGAATGTGTTTTTGCAAATGAACTCGATTTATAATGAAATAAAATTGTAGAATCAGTATTACTACCACCATTTATAAGTACATTTCCATTAGGTAAATTAGATGTTCCTGTACAAAACATTTCACCTAAATTCATTTGTTTTGCAAGACCATTATTCACGTCTCTACCATCTGTACGTATAATCTGATAATTTGTAGTTTTAGAACTTAAAATTTGCCCATGTGTACCTTTTGTAAGACCATTCCACAAAATAACATTTCCATCTGGCAAGTTAGAAGCAGATGTTGGCGAAATATCAAAATTAACCAGTCTAAAATCACAATAAACTGGCGATAATGATACCAAAATTGCTAAAATACTTACAACACTCATAATTGATAAAATAAAAGTCTAATATTTACTTTTTCAATTTATTTCTTTACTTAAGTAATTAATGAGAATTATAACTACAGTACTTGAAGTGTTGTATCCAATAGGAAGTTCTAAAAAATACACAACACTGTCTATTGAAAAAATCAATTGAATTCTGATAAAATTTCTACATAAATTTAAGACAAGCCTAATGGTTTGTCTTAAATAATTAGTTTCTTTGAGGATCACCTCTTTCTTGTGAAAATCCACGAGCAAGTAAACTAGATAATAATTTACACGTTCCACAAATTTTTATTTAATTAATAAATTTTTTATTACTCTTATATTATAAATACAATTATGGGTAGTAAACCATTTACACAACTTATGATTGAAGCTATTGTTGTTGGACAATTGTTAAACACTGTTCATTATATAACAAGGAATATGCTATTCCCTGATATTCATAATACAATGATTATTATATTTCTATCAGGATTCATTTATCATATCTTGTGTGAAATAACAGGAATTAACTTAATGTATGTTAAAAATTACAACAAGTATTTAGCCATCATCGAACACCAACTTAAGTAAAATCCTATCATACAAAACAGTTAATTAATTTAAGCCATCATCGAACACCAACTTAAGTAAAATCCTATCATACAAAACAGTTAATTAATTTAAGCCATCAATCATGATTTAAATTAATAATTATATCCGAAACCACACAATCCAATACATTTTATTTATTATTTTTATTTTTTTTTAATTCTTATTATTCAAATGATAAAAACAAAAAAGTAAAAATAAAATTAAATACCTGTTTTTTTATTATTCTATTTGACGTAAAATACAAGTATCAATTTCTTTCATAAGACAAAAATCAGGATTTTCTAAATACAACTCAATACGTGTTATCAATTGTTCATCCAACTTTATATACCTGATATACCTTTTATATCTTTCAATTGTTAATTGTTTAATATATTGCGAATAATCAAATAAATTACATTTCAAACATGTTAATAATAACTTATATTCATCTGGTTTTTCTTTTACAGTAAGATCAAAAAATGATTCTACTATTTCTTCAAAGCTTTCATCGAATTTATTGTTTTTTGATTTTCGTTGTGTATCCCTTCCATTATTCAAATTCAAATTTTCAAACATGTTAGAAATATTGTTCATTTTGTTACCAGATTATTAATTTTTCATTAATAAAATAGATTTTCAATTTTTATCAAATTCCCTATTTTTTTAAACATAGGTAATGCCGATCTACTCCAAGTTCCAGGATCTTCTTACCATAAAACCTATTCTCTAATGAAATTGTAAAACGGTATCCAGGCGCTTGGGTTTCTCCAAAGAAATTGTAAAACGGTATCCTAAGACTCCATAAGACATTGTAAAACGGTATCCAGGCGCTTGGGTTTCTCCAAAGAAACTGTAAAACATGATCCAGGTGCTTGGATTTCTCCATAGAAACTGTAAAACATGATCCAGGTGCTTGGATTTCATCAAAGAAACTGTAAAACACAAACGTACCAACAGCTCGGAGTGTTACTTGACAACTTATTTATTCATTTTTAGTGTAACAGTGCATTCGTATGAATTAAAATCATAATGTAATCGTCTATTTATTTCAGGTATCATAATAACACCGCTTTTAGATTCACCTGTTCGGATGTAATTATTCATAATATCATTGTATTCCATTATAGAATCCAAACCACTAATACCCAACTCATTCATCTTACATCTTATAGTAATACATTCCTTTACACGTTCGCTTAATGATCTCATTCTTATTTATATTTATTTAACAAATAAAAATAACAATTACACCACAAAACACAATTAAAATGCATTTGGTAAATCGTAAAACGACGAATCACCATAATACAATGTTGAGAATACCTTCTGTCCTAAACCTATACGTGCACCATTATCAGATCCTCTTGCTGATTTTATATTTACATTTTGTACTTTATCTGATAAACTAGGAACCATACACGATACATGTTTTTGTATTTTTCTTATCCACCTTGGTATCTTATTATCCTTGTTAAGAACTTTGTTATAATCCTCATAATAATTCAATATCTCCCTATCATCCTTATGAGTTACCTTCATTTGGATTCTTAAATTATCATCCTTTTCATTTATAGTTCCTACATGTATTAAATTAGCATTGAATAATACGATATCACCACTCTTACAACCCAACTTTGTTAAAGGATTACTTATATTGAAATCAAAGGCATTTTTATTTTCTACCTTATGACTTTTATCAATTACATCCAATGAATTATCCATATCTTCTAAATAAATTAACATTGTATACGACGGGTATTTTTGACCTTTGTTAAAAAAATCACCATTATTATCCCTATGACATGTATGCACTGATGATTTTTTTATAATCCATATATAATCTTGAAATTCATACGATTCATCTGTATATCCCCTTATTAATTTTTGTATTTTACCATGTTTGTGCAAATAATCCTTTACATTTATATAATCATTTGCTAAACAAAGTAACTTTAAATTATCAATCTCATCGTCGTTTAATGTATCCTTTATAATAATAAAACCATTTTCTTTTAAATTCCAATCATCCCTCGTTGAAATCCGTGTGTCACTGTATAATATAATTAAACTTAATAAAATTAATATTACAACCCAAATCAGATACATACTGACTATAATTGTACAGTAAATTAATTAACAGAAATTAACAGGACTTTCTTTATTTACCACGTGTAACCATGTGCAATAATCTTAATTGCGATTCAGCTTTTGTTCTTGTTGTACACTTTGCATACACCTTACCCGTATCAGCATTTTTTACCTGCCAACAATTCTGATTTCTTACTTTTCTAATCACAAAAGGCATGGATATATTATTTACAATCCAATAATTTTATTTTGTTAATTACAAATTAATTTGCCACAACGAAACCACAAATATTTTCACATATTATTTATTAATTTAATAAAATTATCGTCTTATTAAATTAATTTTTATGAACAAAATCAAAAATCGCGCACATAAGTTTTATTTTTCGTGTTTTCTTATTTTTTTGTGTTTTTTATTTTTTGTGTTTTCTTATTTATTTTATTATTTATTTCTATTTGTTTTAACTTATTTACAACTCCTTAAACAACTCCTAAAATTAAACTACCGGTAAAACTAACTAACCTACAAACTACCTATATCATTTATTAACGCCTTCACCTCACTCATTATATATGCCTTAGACCTGTTACGTGATATATCATTTAATATCATATACAATGATGATAATATATGCAATTTATCACATGTACAACTAGGATTTGGTATCGGAGTTGGTGCTGGTGGTGGTGTTGGAGTAGGAACTATAACTGGTGGTGGCGATGGAGGTGTTGGTGGAGGTGTTGGAGTAGTTCCAGATACAAGTGGAAGTACATTTGTTTGAAATTGCCCAAGTACATTACCATGTGGTGATGTATTCATTACAACATCAACGGTTTGTGTCGCTGCATCAAATGCAAATCCAATTGCGAATTTAGTACTAGCCTTCCACACTAAACATGTAAAATGTCCTGTAGCCTCTGAAAATCCAGGATTCTTAAAATCATACAATGTTATCTCATTATACCACATATCTATCGCTTTTTTTATTAATGTCAACGCGTCAACTCCATATCCTTGAAAATATGCTAAATTCTCACCATACAATTGCGAGCCACTATGTTGGAATAAATTATTAGTTAATAAATAATTCGCCCAATTTTGTGAAAATGTAGCTATTGTAGCATCCCATGCCATAGCTGGTACCCCATGCTTTTGTCTATAATTATTTACATACGTTGTTATCTCTGTTATTATCGAAGCATCAGTTATAACAGGTTGCATCGGCACAGCAGCACGCAATAATATAGTTTTTTTCATTTAAAAAAGTAACGCTAAACGTTTACTAACTAATAATACTATTTTTTATTTATGTTTTAACCGCTTAACCAAATCCCTGAGCCTTTAATATTAACTTTTTAATTTGTTCAACTATAATATCCTTTGGCTTATCCATCATCACATCCCCTAATAATGTATACAAACTAGCTATATTGTTTATTTTTTCAATCTCATTTGGAATTCCAGGAACTTCCTTTTGCTGCTGCTGCTGCTGACACTGACACTGTTGCTGTTGCTGTTGCTGTTGCTGATGCTGCTGCTGACACTGTTGCTGCTGCTGCTGACACTGTTGCTGTTGCTGCTGCTGCTGCTGTTGCTGTTGCTGATGCTGATACTGCTGTTGCTGTTGGTACTGTTGCTGTTGGTACTGTTGCTGAGGTTGTTGCTGCTGATACTGTTGTTGAGGAGTTTGTTGTTGAGGCTGCTGACGAGTTTGTTGTTGAGGTTGTTGCTCGTTTTCTTTTATTTTAACAACTGAATCTAATATTTTTGATATTTTAGTTTCTCAGTGTTTGTCAACAGTTTGTAAAACAAAGCTCTTTGTTTGTTCAGCTGCTAATTGTTGTCTAAGACTTGCTAATTCACTATCTTTTACCGTGTCTTGTGTGGCAGCAGCAGTTGTAAGAACAGTTTCTTTGATTTCGCAACAGCAATCAGCTAATTTGCTCATGATTGTAGCTGTATTTGTTGATGCTTGGAGTTGACTAGCAGCATAGTTGGTAGCAGCTTGTGCTGCTAATCCTTCCTTGTTCTTAAACGCTTCAATTTGTAAGTTAGCATAGTTTTGAGCAGCTTGAACTTCGATTTGATTCTTGGAACGTAATAATTCGTTTTCTACACGGTAAGCGCTATCAACGATATCACGTCTTAATACACCATGGTAATTGGCATTGTGACGATCTTGATGTCCAGCTACTTCGAAGAAATCCCTACGGAAATCACTTAAATGACGTTGTTGATATAATTGATGATGATCAATTTCTTTTTGTAAGTGCATTGTGTTATACGAAGCTTGTCTTTCAATACTACCAACAGCTGAAGCAACTTCACGTTGAGTATCCTTACCAATCATAGCATCCATGTAAAATCCACTTGTAATAGAACCTTTTAAATCAGAATTTACACGATCTATACGATCAGCACTATTGAAAAATTGTGCATCGCTTGACGATCTTATA